CTAAGGTCTGCAAATGCCATACCCGTTGCAGAAGTTCCAGCGTTGAGTTCAAGACCATTTTGATAACCAACAACCCAGTAAGTACCATCGTTAGTTTCTACGATAGCCACTAAACGCTGTTGAGCCAATACCTTGATTTCGTTGCGCTTGTTTACGTCCAATTTTGAAAGCACTACAACCAACTCAGGAGTGAAGTAAACCGTTCCGTTTTGGCTGTTGCCATTGATGGTTTCAGTCAAAGAAGAAGTTTCCTTGAGCTGCTCGTACTTGTAGAATGTAGGCGTTCCTGTGATTGATGTAACAATTCCAGAAGGAGCGACAGGGTTTAGTGCAAGGTAATCGTCAAGGTTCGCAAATCTAACGCTCTTCACTCCGCCTACGGCATCGCGGCAATCAAGGTCAAAACCCGTAGTTAGTGCGCATCCAGTATATGCCATTTTTTTAGTTTTTAGAGTGAAGGGGAGAGCCGAAGCCCTCCCCGTTTAGATTAAAGAGATACAGCAGAAATTTGGTCAGGGAACGCAACCTGTGCGCCTACTGTCAATTCAACCGCAATTTTGAATTTTCGGTCGTCCTGAGAGTACCAAGACTCGATGCGTGAAGCATCTTCTTCCAAGTCCATTCCAACGTACATATTGCTGGTACGAGCAAGGTAAACATCGTTAATCGCGCTAAGTCCGCTTGTAGCTTGAATCTTCAAGTTAGTACCCGGAAACACCATTGACAAAGAACCCATTTCAGTTTGGTATCCTTGAAGTTGACCTCCAGCAGTTACCCAAGAAGTTCCAAGACCGTTCTGAATAGCAATAGCCAACGCTCTGAACTTGTCAGCACCTACGAATACAACAGCATCATCGTTTTCGATAACTGCATCAGCAGCCGCTTCGTAAACTCTTTGTACAGCCTCAACCATATTGTTAGCAGTCAAAGCCGTAGTAAGAGCAACTCCTGAACCGAACGCAACTGTGTTTGCATCGATGTAAGAACCTCCAAGAATTGCTTCTCTGAAACCATCAAAGAATTGATAGTTACCAGTTCCAGTAGTAGCGTTAGATTTCCAAATCATCTTCTCCAACTCGGCAGCAATCTTCTCCACAAGGTAGTTAGCGAAGAACTCCTCGAAAGGAATTGTCTCGTAGTGCGCTCCTGAAGGTAGTTGAGTTCTAAGGTAAACTGCTTCAAGTTCCTTTGGGCAGAACTCCATTTGTAGCTTCAGTTTAGCTGGGTCGATGAATCTCTGCGTTAGAGTGATGTCTCCATCTTCGTTCCAAGCACATCCGCTTCCGTCTTGGAAGTTAATATCAATGTCAGCTAAGTTGATAGCACTCTTTCCCTTGACTCCTACTTGCTTTTGAGCAAGAGCCATAGTTGGCGAAGAGGTTAGTGCTTTAGCAATTAGCGGAAAATTCTGCTCTTCAATGTAAGCTTGAAGTCCGCTTGTTAGTGGTGATGGTGCAAATGGCATTTCTTATATTTTTTTGGTTTATTTCTTGGTTATTGCGCGCATCTTCTCTACCATCTCGGTGTAGTCGATGCCTTTGTTAAATGGGTTGGCTACCTTCTTAGAAGGCTCTTCCTTTGGAGTAGCTGCCATCTTCTCAACGATGTCGGTGATTAGTCCAACAGCTTTTTCGATGTCGCTTACTTTTTCGGTTTTAGCGAATTGAGCCTCTGCCATTCTGCTTTCGATTAGTTCTGAAACAGCAGAAAGGATGTCAGCTTTGAACCCTTCAGCATCGAATTTCTCCTCAGTTTCTTCCGCAGCCATTTCTTCTTCTTTCTCTTCTTCAGCTTCTTCCTCAACTGGCTCAGGGCTCATAATCTCAACGATAACACCGCCTTCAGTTCTTACGATGTCGCCTGACTCAAGTTCGTGTTCGCCATCAGGTGCTGGTACTACTTCGCCATCTTCTCCAACTACGGAAAGAGCCGCTCCGATTTCTAAAGATTCATAACGTACAATAGTGCCATCAACAAGTTTGGCATCTTCGAACTTCTCCTCAGTCTCGCTGAAAAGTAGCTTCTTGATTTCGGGCAACTTAGACCCGACAAGTTCTGAAATGTTCATAGGTTGTTTTTTGATAAATAGCAATTCTTATAAGGTGTGCCACTTGGGTTCGTATATTTGCAATATGATTGAAATAACCATAACCGAAGAGCAACGAAGTAGAGCGGAAGAACTTTACGATTTTGGAGCATTGAATAATTCAATCACTAAAGGTCGTAGTAATAAGTTTGGGGCAATCGGGGAAATAATAACTGCCGACTACTTTAAAGAAAAAGGTCGTTCAGTAGATACTGCGTCAACCTATGATTATGACCTAATCGTTGACGGCTATACAATAGATGTTAAGTCAAAGAAAACCAATGTAAAACCGCAACCTCATTATTTAGCAACTGTTGCGAATTACAATACAACCCAACAATGTGATTTCTACTTGTTTATCCGAGTTCTAAAAGACTTATCTAAAGCGTGGATTCTTGGGTACATTAAACCAGTCAAGTTTTACGAATTGTCAAACTTTGTAAAAAAAGGAGACTTAGATGTTAACGGATGGGAATTTAAAGACGACTGTTACAATTTGCAGATAAGAGAATTGAACCCGTTACGCTCTTAACGCCTTTTCGACCTCTTCGATTATCATCTTGTCTACGTCCATTTGGCGGCTTTCGCTGAACACTCCCTCGACTGAGAAGCCTTTGAAAGTGCCTTTCTTAACATCCTCCCAAACATCATCGTTATCCACTTTGTAGCTTACGAACCAAGAACCGTTCGGTAGTTTGTCGAATCCCTTTGGCGTTGGCTTCATTTCGTCAATTAAGAATGACTCAAACATAAACACGCCATCCACTTCTGTTGAGTGGTCTAAGTTGGTCGCGTTGGTCTTTCCATCCTTCATAAACTTGTAGGCAATCTTACGTATGGCATCCGAATCGAATACAACGTAATACTCGCGCCCATCCTCGTCTCGTCTATATATGGGATAGTCGGCAACCATAGCCGCTCCTGAGACGATTCTCTTCTCTTCGTTCAATGCGAACTTGTGCTTCTTGTTAAACGCCATCCAATTACGCTCAATGGCTGGATGATCAACGAGTGAGATTGCATCAAGACCCGTTTCGTGGTCTTCGTCAATTGTTAAATAGATTACTGGTAGCTTGTTCATCCTCCGAATGTTGCTTGTGATTCAATTTGGTTTACGTTATTCTGATTCCCCGTTACTTCTGTCTCCACGACATAGGCTTGAATAGGTGCGAGTTGCGCTTGTTCCGCTCCTCCTAGTTCGGTTGTGTTTGTCGTTACTGGTTGAATAGCTGGAGCTGATGTTATTTGTGGAGGTGTAGGTGCAGGTGCAGAGCCACCCGGTACGTTAGCCGTGTTTAATGTTGAAACTGCCGAAGCAATACCAGCTAAGACCGCAGCGACACCCGTAGCAATAGCCGCTATGTTCGCTGGAAACGGCCCAGTCTTTTGCGCTTGTGCAATTGCTCCTGAGATAGCGGTTGCCGTATCAATAGCAATTTGAGCAATAGCCAAAGTCTTTTGTATTGCAACTGCTTGTTTTGAGTTGTTTCCACTCGCCTCAATTAAACTTCCCAAAGCACCAAGAACATTGCTCGTTCCCTTCAATCCAGCTTCCCTTGCTTTCTGTTTTTCTTCCTCTGCTTTCTTAACATCTTCAACCGCCTTGTCCTCAAGCTCCTTTTTCTTCTTTGCTTGTGACTCAAGTAACTCAAGTTCCTTATCTCTGAACTCTTGCCGTATTGCTTGAATCTCTTGGTCAGCTATCGCTTCAAGATTCTTCCTCAGTTCAATCTCAGCTATTGAATCGCCTTCAATTTTTGCTAATTTGTTTTCAATAGCAAGTTGAGCCTCTGCAATCCTTCTTTCCTCCTCGTCTTGGATTAAAGCAATACGCGATTCTTTTAACTGTTCAAGAAGTTCAAGTTCTTTCTTGTTTGCTTCTTCAAGCCTCTTCTGTTCTTCATCTGCCCGTTGCTTTCGCTCAGTTTCAATTTCGCGCTCGAGGCTATTTAATTCAGTCTTTAAACGTCTATTAAGGTTCAAAGAATTAAGCTGAACTTGAGCAACCTTTGCCTCTTGGTCGGCTATTGCTTGAAGTGTTGCCTCATCTGATTCGTTAAGTTCAGCTTGTGCCTTCAATATTCGCAACTTCTCTTCCTCGTTGGCGAGTTCTTTAGCCGTTAGGTTTGCCTCAAGTGCCGCAGCTTCTTGGAGTTTTGAAATTCGTTCTTCTGCCGACTTTGTTTCATCTTCAGCCGCAAGCCTTGCCTCAGCAATTACTTGTAACGTCTTTGCCCTTTCAACTCCGAGTTCCCTTTCTTGAACCTTCACTCGGTTCATTGCTCTTTCAAGTTCAATAGCTGCTTTGGTATCTTTTACAATTTCATCGCCTAAACCAGTAAAGCTATTTTTTAAAGTGTCAATCGCACCTGAAAAATCACCACTAAAGAACTTAACAAAAGACTCACCAAGCCCAACCATAGCATCCTTTACGACTCCAACCACAGCACCGACCGCAGCCATTGCAATTCGTAACTTCTGAGCTCCTCGTTCTGTTTCCGTAAAGTAAGCAACCAAAGAACCTATAACCACAACCAAAGCTCCAATACCAGTCGCAATCAACGCACCTCTCAAAGTTTTTAGTGCCGCAATTCCAGACTTGATACCTCCGACCATAGATTGGAAGGCTTGAGCCGCTCTACCTACTGGACCGGGTAAACTTGTGGCTTGTTTTCCAGCAGCATCAAATCCGCTCTTTATTTGGTCGGTTGACTTCTTTGCTTGTTGCTCAACTCCTTTAAGTTCATTCTTAACCTTGCCGAGATTCTTATCCGCACCATCAACTTTTACGTCTACCTCTATTGCTACTTTGGTCGCCATTAAGCTGGGATAAGTCGATAGTGAACGTAAACTGTAATATCTGAATCTCCAGCAGTTGGGTTGCCCGAATCAACTTTGACCAATAGGTCGGCATTTGCAAGTAGTTGCGTAGATGTCGCAAGTGCTGGCGTTGATTTGTCCATACAAATAATGTTACTTACAGATGAATTAATACGAGCCTGTGCTTGCGCAGATGTTGATGCGCCCGAAGTAATCAGTTGCAAGTCTATGTTCGTTGCATACGGTGTTGTGTTGAAGTCTACCTTTCTACTCGCAGAAACCACCTCAATAGCATACCCAGCAACAGCACCAACAATGGTCAACGGTGTAGTGTTCAGCGTTAGAACGTCTGCACTCGCAATGGTTAAAGATGCCGAGCCACCCAAACAAACCACTCCGTTGTCGTCCCGTGACCAAAGAACCCCATCTGCTTGATTGAAGAACAGCTCTCCTTTGTAAATGTCCGTAGCTATCCAAGTGCCATCGGTGTGGTCGTTTGAACTTGGTACTGTTGGAACGGTTGCCGTTACCGTTGACCGTTTAATTTTAATCCGTGAATCTTGTGTTGCCATTAGTTACCTTCTATTATGTAAATAGCAGTTTCCGAGAATTGTTTCTGAACGATGTCCTCTCCTCCATCCACCGTGAATATGTTGGTACCTCCATTCAATGCCCTGACTTCATTCAATCCACCATCCAATACCTCCACGTTGTCCTGTTCCTTGCCGTTGACAAACGTCTTGTTTGATTCTGTTATAATTACTCCGTTGGTGTTTATCAGTTGGACGTTGTGCAGCCCTCCAGCTACCTCGTTATCATTGCCGAAAATGGTGATGTTCTTTGAGCCTTCGCCTATTGTGTTTCTGCTTCCTACTATTTTGAAAGCCGTAACGCTATCGCCTACTCTGTTGTCTGCTCCGCTAACCTTCCCTTGAAACGGTGGGTACTTGTTCCCGTTGGTCTTTATTTCGGTGGAAGGTGAAGGCATCTTTTCCTTGCCCAAATAACCCCCGCTATTTAAACTCTTTTCTGATTTTTGGAATGTAACTGGCTCTTTTATTTTTATCAACTCAACCTTCGTTAACCCCTCTTTAAAAGGGTTGTAATTCATTACCTTGTTGAGTCTCCAGTAGCTATTATCTATCACTATTTGGTCGCGGAAGTCCAAGGTGTTGATGTCCGTTGGCTCTAAGTAGAACATTCCTGTCATTACCTTGCTGTCCTTATCCGTTACCTCATTGATGTAGTTACGGTGATATATGTTGTAAAGGTTCGCGTTCGTTACTTGCAGCGTTCCCGTGTAGCTGTTAGCTTGATAGAACAATTCCAAAGGCAGCCCGAAGTTGATGTCGACAGTTGGCGTTATCGGGTTGTCCCAATGCCCAGCATAAGGGTATGTTGTTTGCGTTAGTGTAGGGTTGAAGTAACTCGCCAACTCCCACGATGGGCTACTCGGAAGGTTCTGAAAGTACAGAATACGAATGTTGGCATCCGTAGGCTGTGCGCCCTCTGAAATATCAGCATCGTATATTTTCGGAATCAGTCTATTACTTGGGGTGTCATTGACCAATGGCGAAGGCGAAAAGATGACCTCTACCTCTTTGGAACTCTGCACGAAATCGTTATCCACTTCTATTCTAGCCCTTCCGTAAACGTGCCCTCTGTTTGACTGATAGCGTTCGTTGTAATAGTCCCCATCCTCCGAATAGGTGTAGATGTATTCGCGGTCAGTAAGAACTCCCAAAGGTTCAAGCGTTATATCTCTGTCCCTTGCGAGTTTATATGTCCAGTCCTTTGTACCTCCCTGTGAATAGAACGTGTCGCGTGTTTCAATGAGCAGATTCTTCTCGTTATTCGGGTCTACCTCCACAAACAGGTTGAACATCTTGAATATAGATGTTAGGAAATCTGCCATAGTGCATTGTGGCGAAATTTCAGTCATCAAAACATCATCCCCCTCAAATATGGTATTGGAAGCGTTACATTCTATTTTAGCCGTTTCAATTGTTAACGCGAAGTCTGTGTATAAGTTTCGACCGCTTATTTCCTGACCGCTTAGGTTCTGAACAAGCAACTCGGAAAAGTCAACGATAACGTCAATGTATATCCTTTCGTTTTGAAACAATGTTAACTCATCAGCCGTAACATTTATAGTTATTTCTTCAAGTACTGACTGAGGGTTATTGACCAACTGAAATGAAAGAGTACTTTCCGCAACTGTTGAAAGAGCGAAAGAAGTGTCAAGTTTTCTTATTCTTGAATGAATTAACAATACACCATCATACGTTCTTTGAGGGGAAAATAAGGTTCTTACTAATTTAAGTTTGACCTCAGAAGAGAAAGTGTAGATGCCTCCCGCTGGAACAAAGTAAGTACCTGATGTGTAATTGTTTCCGCCATCATAGTTACCTCCCGTTGAGTCATTATCGCATATAAGGTTGAATCTGTCCCAGTCAGAATTTGATTGGCTTGGAATTGTGTTCGATGTAGTAAAAGGGTCGGTAGGTGAAGACAACGAAGCCCTTAAGCCTCTGCTTTGAACTTGAGCTTGGTCTGCGTATACATTCAATCCAGTAAAAGGAACTATCAACTGATTCCAAAGTTGAGAGTTGAAAAACGAACTTTGATAGCTGAACCCAGCAAAGTCGAAAATCTTGTTAAGTATCGTCTTGGCGAATATCGCTGGTCGTAAATCGTTAGGGTAGAACACTCTTCCAACATTGTTGAACTCTATTCTCTTTCCGTAGTCGATGTATGGGTAAACGTAACCGTCCGTATTTGACCAACTGTTAATGATGTTGGTCTGCGTGAGTTCGTGGTTAAGGTCGCTGAAGTCGAGTTCCTCGTTTATCTTCTTGTCTCCCAACACCGAGAAGATATTGACCAACTTCCCAATGAACACCACTTCGTAAGTGTAGGCGTGTCCCTTTTGTACTATCTTGCGGAGTTGGACAACCCCAGCCATTACCTCTACTCCATCGGCTATTACTCGCGCCTCCGCTTTCTTATTAGGGTTAAAATTAACAGATATGTTAGTAGTGTTAGCATCGTAGTTGTTTGAGATGTTAACGTCATAGATATGCCCGAAGAGTTCGTCGTTGTTCTTCGTTGCTGGGCATTTGATTGTCTTTGAGTATTCCGTTGACCGTTTCTCAGGGTTACGGATGTCGGCAATGCCGTAATTGAACGAGAAGTCGAAACCCTCAAATACGTCTAAACGTCTGCCCTCGATTCTAACTTCAACCACGTTGCCGTCTGTTTTTAATTGAGTAATTCAATTCGAAAGTGTACTGCATAAGCTTGTCGTTCAGACTTGTCTTGCGTTGGATTCTGCGAGGGTCAAGATTAACCGCAATCAACTCGTTATTCTCCTCAATGTAGACGCTCGGAGATGTTGCTAAATCTTCAAGCCAAGTGCTTTCGTCCTCTGTAAGGTAGTCGGTGTTGATTGTAACCTTCTTATTCAAAGCCACGTTGTAGTCTGTCGTGCCTCTTGCTTGCTTGTCGTAGGTGTAGGTGTTTCCAGTCCAATCGTGATGTTGTTGGTCGAATGTGTCCTTTTTGATGTCGGTAGTGTGTACTGACTTCATATAGAAATTAAACG